CAATACTGATTACGAAGGCGAGATTAATGGCGTTGGATCGAAACTCAACATCTTGAACTTCGATCGCATAACTGAAAAAACTTATGCGAATACCTCTTTAGGTACGCCAGATTCTCTAACAGAGAATAATGCGCAGTTAATAATTGATCAGTACAAATCTTTCTACTGGCAGGAAAAGGTACTTGCAAACTGGCTTTCTTATATCAAAGATCCCCATCCGACAATCATAACGCAAGTTGCGAATGAGAGAAATAAGAACAAGGATGAATACTTGTTTGGTTTTTATGGGGATGTAGGAGCAGGAAACAGGGTAGGTACTGATAACTCAACTGGTACGATTTCAGTTGATGTCGATGGTAATGTAACCGGATCAGGATGTGCCTTTACAGCCGCAATGGTTGGTAAAGGAATTCTGATTGATGGTCTTACAAATTGGTACAGAATTAAGTCCTACGCCGGGGCAGACTCAATTGTGATTGAAGATGATAAAGATGATATTACTTCAGCCTATTCAGGCGGAGTGATTGCCGGTGGTACAACTTTTACAGTTGAGGCCGCAACAGTTATCAATATCACAACTTCAAATCTTTTGCAGTATGTCGGTCAGTTGAAAAAGAAACTGGACAAGGCAGAAGCGTTGGGTTTCTCAACGGTTCCTGATACGGATAGATGGTTAATGGTTCCCCCTGAGTTTGAGTATAACTTGGTAAGGGCAACAGGAGTAGCACTTCATGTGCCTGATGTCTATCAGGAATTAGTTAAACGTGGATTTATCACAGAACTATTAGGGTTTAAGGTCTTTAAGACTAATAGACTAACAGGTGATAATACTGACGGATACCATGTGTTGGCCGGACATTCAAATTGGATGACTTTTGCTGAGAAAGTCCTCGATGCACGGATTGAAGAAGATCTGTTAGGGGATTTTGGTACAGCTTATAAGGATTTGTTTGTTTATGGAGCAAAGGTAACCGATACTCGTAGACACTTTGCGACCGAACTTTTCTGTACGTTTGCTTAAGTAAAGTTAGATTAGAAGTTGGCAAGGGGGTAGCCTAAAAAACTACCCCCGAACCAAAATAGATTATGTCAACCTTTGAACTTTTATCCCAGCTCTCAAAAAGAGACCAAAAGAAAATTCTGAAGATATTGGCTATAGATAGCGCTAGTAGAACTTCTGCCGAAGCTTCTTTCTTAGCGGCAAGACTTCCATATCAAGATAACGAAATAGTCCGTTATGGAGCAAAAACTGATTTGGCTGATGAAAGCGGTTTGATCTTAGAAGCGGAAGGAAATTCTTTACCTACCGGATACTCCGGGTTTAAGGTGGGGGCGTTCTTCCGAGACTTAGATAAAACTGGAAATAATTTGTATCTTAACACCGGAACTATAACATCAGCAGTTTGGTCGCTTGTAGGTTTCCAAGTGCCGTCATCCTCACCTTCATTGAGTGCGTCACTTTCTCCTTCATTATCAGAGTCTCTCTCACCTTCTTTATCAGCCTCGTTGTCAGCCAGTCTTAGCTCATCATTATCAGCTTCACTTTCTCCAAGTTTGTCACCCTCATTATCAGGAAGTTTATCGCCATCGTTAAGCGCCTCTCTTTCGCCGTCAGTTACAGAGAGTGCCTCGCCTTCCTTATCACCAAGTCTATCGCCATCAAGTACAGAAAGTGGTACTCCGTCAGCGAGTCCTTCACTTTCACCTTCGCTTAGCCCAAGTCTTAGTGAATCATTGTCGCCAAGCTTGTCAGCGTCATTGTCGCCTTCCGTTACGGCCAGTGCTTCGCTTTCGCCTTCACTTTCAGCAAGTCTTTCACCGTCATTATCGGAGAGTTTAAGTCCGTCTTTGTCACAATCACCATCATTGTCACCGAGTTTATCACCTTCACTCTCGCCATCATTATCACCAAGCCTTTCGCCTTCGTTGTCAGAAAGCCTTTCACCGTCAGTTACGACTAGTGCCTCGCTTTCACCAAGTCTATCACCATCTTTAAGTCCGTCACTTTCAGCAAGTCTATCGCCTTCGTTGTCAGAAAGTCTTTCGCCTTCTGCATCACAATCACCTAGCTTATCGCCTAGCTTGTCGCCGTCAGTTACGGCCAGTGCTTCTCCAAGTTTATCATCATCTTTAAGTCCGTCATTAAGCGCCTCTTTATCGTCAAGTTTAAGCACCTCTCTTTCTCCAAGTCTCTCACCGTCATTATCAGCTTCTCTATCTCCAAGTTTGTCAGAGAGTTTAAGTCCATCACTTTCATCAAGTTTGTCACCAAGTTTGAGTCCGTCATTGTCAGCCTCTCTCTCGCCATCAGCAAGTCAATCGCCATCACACAGTATTTCGCCTTCTCCGTCAGGCTCAGTTAGTCCTTCTCTTTCACCAAGCCTTTCACCGTCAACTTCGGCCAGTTTGTCCTCGTCACTTAGTCCTTCTTTATCAAAAAGTCTAAGTCCGTCTCTATCACCCAGTGCCTCAGTCAGTCCAAGCATATCTCCAAGTCTATCGCCATCGCTTTCACCAAGCGCTTCGCTCAGTCCGTCCACATCAGTCAGTGCTTCAGACTCCCCAAGCCCATCATTTCCTTTTTAATTGACAATTATTAAATAGGTGTGTATTATAGATGTATGGCTTTAATTCCTCTTTCACAAGGTAAATTCGCCTTAATAGATGATCAAGATTTTGAATATTTAAATCAATGGAAATGGACTTATGATCGTGGTTACGCTAGAAGAAATGATAAGAAAAAGAAGATTTATCTACATAGACTTATAAATAAGACTCCTTTAGGATTTCAGACAGATCATATAAATAAAAATAAACTTGATAATAGAAAATGTAATTTAAGAACTGCTAATCATAAAGTAAATTCTATAAATAGAGGATTACAATTAAATAATATATCAGGATATAGGGGTGTATATTTAAAAAAAGGTGATAAAAAATGGCGAGCTTATATTAACAATAATGGAAAAATGATACATTTAGGTTATTATCTAACAATTCAGGAAGCGATTATGTCAAGAAAAAATGGGGAGGAATTATGGTGGAAATAAAAGGAAAAGTATCGGTGGTAATTCCAAGCAGAAATGAAAAATATCTTTATAAGACAATACAAGACGCATTAATAAAATCAAAAGGGGATATAGAAGTTATTGTGGTACTTGATAATTGGTGGCCTTCTACTTCAGAAATTATTAGTGATAAAAGAGTTAATTATATTCATTTTTCACAAGTAAAAGGTATGAGGCATGGGATTAATTCAGGAGTGGAAGTAGCAACAGGAGAATTTATTTTAAAAGCTGATGCACATATATTATTTAGTGAGGGATTTGATGAAGTTTTAAAAAAAGACCATAAGGACAACTGGATACAAGTTCCAAGACGCTACGCATTAGAACCTGAAAAATGGGAAATTCAAAAAAGGAATGATGATAAATACCCGATTGACTATATGTATTTGGATTCGGAACTTCATGGTAGGGAATGGAGGGAAAAGAATCAAATAACTGATACTTTACCAAAAATTGATGAGTTGATGTCTTCGCAGGGATCATGTTGGTTTATGAAAAAATCTTATTATAAGCAACTCCGATTACTTGATGAGGAAAAGTATGGTATTTTTTGGAATGAGTTTCAAGAGATAGGTTTGAAATGTTGGACTTACAATGGAAAAGTAATGATTAATAAAAAAGTACATATAGCACATTGGCATAAGACCGAGAGTAGAGGGTATAGTTTAGATAGAGCCGATCATGATAAAGCTATTGCGCAGGTTGAGAAGTGGAAAACTAACATGGCGTGGATAGAACAACAGAGACACCCATTATCTTGGCTTATTGCTCGTTTTTGGCCTGTACCAACTTGGGATAAGGCATTTGCGGACAATTATATTAAAGATGATGAGGTTATGTTTTGGAGAAAGTGGTTACTCGGTAGGCGAGGGGAAAAACATGCTAAATCAAGACCTTTAAACAAAGAGATAATAGAGATGATAGGGGATAAAAAGGAAGTTAGAATTGCTGATATTGGTAGTGGGCCGGTATCAATGATAGGATATACCTGCGAGGGGGTTAAGGTCAATTATGTACCGTCTGATCTTTTGGCTGAAGAATATAAAGAATTGTATAAATATCATAATTTAACACCTCCTGTCTATCCCGAATACCAAGATATGAATAATCTAACCTATAAAGATGAGACTTTTGATATTGTTCATTGCCGTAATGCCATAGATCATTCAAAAGACGCTCACAAGTCGGTTAGTGAAATGGTTAGAGTGTGTAAGAAAGGTGGCTACGTATACTTGTGG